CGCGCGTGGTGCTATCCGCTGGAGATGGGCATTGGCACCGTCACCGTTCGCTTCATGATGGACCTGCTGCGCGCCGACAGCTTGGGCTTCCCGTCAGAAGCCGATTGCCGCACGGTCGAAGCCTACTTGAACACGGTGCGGCCGGTGGCGGTCAAGGAAGTCTATGTCGTCGCGCCGATTCCGTATCGTCTCGACACCATCGTGCACAATCTCGTGCCCGACACGCCGACGATGCGCGCCGGGATCGAGGCCAGCTTGCAGGCGATGCTCTATCAGTTCGCCAAGCCGGGCCAGACGATCTATGTGGCGTGGAAATACTTCGCGATCATGAGCACGCCGGGCATCGAGCATTTCGATCTGCTCGATGAGGATCAACCAATGCCGTCGCCGGGCCATATGCCGGTGCTTGGGGACATCAGCTATGGCAGTTCCGCCAGTTGATTACGACAGGCACGTCCGGCGCTCGGGTGACGATTACGCGCAGATTTTTCTGACGCTGCTCCCGACAGGCCAAGCGTGGCCGAAATGGCCGGGCAGCACGTTGGAGCGCTCGACCAACGGGCTCTCGCAATATTGGGGCACGGTCGATGCGCGCGCGGGCGACTTGCTGGAGCAGGAATCCGATCCGCGCAAGACCATCGAGCTAATCCGCGATTGGGAAATCGCATTCGGCCTGCCCGATCCTTGCCTGCAAGAGCCGCTGACGCTGTCAGATCGTCAGAAGATGCTCGTGCATCGCATGACTATGCTCGGCGCACAGTCGCGGGCATGGTTCGAAGAAGTAGCCGAAATGCTCGGCTACCACATCACCATCGATGAATTCTCGCCGTGGATATGCGGGATCAGTCGTTGCGGATACACCTTCGACGACAGCGGCTATTTCAAGTGGGAAATCGCCCGGCCGGAAATCCGCTTCTACTGGCGCATTCATGTCGATCAAGCGCGACTGACTTGGTTCCGATGCAGTGCAGGCGAGTGCGGCGTTGATCATCACCTAGAGATAGGACTCGCCACCGATCTCGAATGCCTCTTCCGCCGCTGGCAACCGGCACAGACCGATATCGTGTTCGATTACTCCGGGCTGTCCGCGCCGTTCGGTGGAAGCTCAATGGCTGGCACACCCTAAAACACTGAGGGGCTACCATGAAGTATCAACCGCCATATGGCGTCTCTGATCCCGATGCACCGTACATCAATGGTGATCCCTCGATTGCGCGGCAAGGCTCGATCCTGCCAGCAGCGGCGGCGGAATATCCGCAGCGTGAGATCGTCAACTTCATCGAGAATTCCAGTATCGCGCCGTCTGACAGCGATCTTGAGCAGTTAACAAAATCGACGCGCTCGCAGTTTGTGAATTGGTGCATCGACACCGGATCAGCCAACGCATTGTCGGTGGCGCTGACGCCGCCGCTCGGAGAATACAAGCAAGGCATTCCGCTTCGTGTTCTGGTCAAGAACAACAACACCGGGCCAACCACGATCAACGTCAACGGTCTTGGCAATCGTGCCGTCGTCCGTGCCAACGGTGCGCAGCTTGAAGCTGACGATCTCCGTGCAGGCATGATCGCGCTGTTGGTCGATGACGGCACGCGATTTCAGATGGTCAATTTCCAAGGTGTTCTGGCGTCTTCGATCAACAATTTCATGGTCGAGATTCCATATGCCCAAGACACCGGAACAACCAACAACGTCAAGGGCATTTATGCGCCCCCGATCACGGCCACGCAGTCAGGCGACTTGGTGCTGATCAGGATCGCGAACAAGAATACGGCAGCGGTGATGTTTACCGTCAACTCGCTCGCGCCCGTGCCTATCCGCCGCAACGATGGTCAGCCGTTGCAAGCGCTCGATCTTGAACTCAATGAAATTCTGTTGCTGGTCTACAACGTGAACTACTGGCAAGTGCTGCGGATGGTGCGCAGCCAAGTCTTCTTCAAGCTGTCTGCTGATTTGGTCCTGTATGTACGGACTGATGGAGATGACACGAACGGTGATGGTTCGGTCAATGATGCGGCTCACGCGTTCAAGACAGTGTCGCGGGCCATCGAGTTCGTGCGCAATAGTTGGTTGATCGGTGGCAGGACTGTCACGATCCAGCTTGGAATACCGGGAACCTACTACGGCAGACCGGGACCGAATAATTCGGAAGAAGGTCGGATCATGGTGACCGGACTTGCCGGACGCCTGATCATCCGTGGCGATCCGAATAATATTCTTGGCTACAACATGCAGGGACCGAGCGGGAATGCGTTTGGGCACAGTCATGTCGTAATCGCAATGGGCTCAGGTGTCGATGTCACGTTTCAGGGCGTGACTTTCTCGAAGGGCGACTCGCATACGTCATGCGTCCAAGCAGCTTACAGCGCTACGATAACTCTCGACAATGTCGCGCTGTCTGGCACTTCGACCTCCTCGGAGGCGGTTGTCTCGTCGTCGAATGCGTCGATCATCGTCTTCAACGCCATTCATGTCTACACGAACTTCAACGCGCTCTACTTCGCGATTTGGGGTGCGTCGATCACGGTCGGGCAGTGGTTCACCAACAATTACAATCACGGCATCAGCTATTGGTCCGGCTACGTCTTCACGAAGTCGAACGGCTCGGTCTACATCGCCTATGGTTGGGCCAACTTCACCGGCACGGCGTATGGTCCGAGATATCTGGTTGTCGGCAATTCGGCGCTTGATCTGCAAGGTGGTCCGACAACCATGTTGCCCGGAAGCACGGATGGATATCTCGATGCTTCAAGCGCGATTGTGTAAGCCATGGCAACAACATTCACCAACATTCTGGCGTTGCCGTTGGTGGCGGCGCTGATCGAGACCGGCACCAATGAAGATTGGATCGATTCGATCAAGTACACGGTCGATCCGGGTGACGGCACAGTCATGCCAGAAAATTGGCCGCAGCTTGATCTGCGCGGCATCAATTTCGAGATGGAGATCAGACGCCATGCAGAGGATCACGAAGTCATTTTGACCGCAACGACTGAAGCAGGCACGCTCGCGATAGGCGCACCGCCGAATTACGGTTTTCTGCTGATCAACGTTCCGCTGCACGACATAAAACAAATTTTCGCAGGCGAATACGTTGGCGATATCAGAGCGTCGGTTGGTGAAGTTGTGCGCGTGGCGATCCAAATAGACTTGACGATTATCGAGGGGGTTACAAAGTCGCCATGACCATCAAGTCTATCAGCGTCATTCGCGCCGCTCCGGTGACGACTGCCGGGGAATTGAATCCGGTTGTGGTGGTCGGTGCCGCGCCTTACGCACCGGCTGGTCCGATCATCTTCGGCACGAGTCAATCGACGGTCGAGATCGGCACCGGATCGCGCGGCTTCGTCACGCAGTTCGGCTTGGGCTTCAATGTCGGAATGCGAGTGCGGGCGACGGCATCGCCGAGCTATTGGATGGAGGGGCCGGTCACAGCCTACGACGGCAATAATCTCGTCATCAACAGCACGCTCACATCCGATCTTGTCGGCACGTTTTCGAATTGGAGCATCAACGTCGCTGGCGAGCCCGGACAACATGGCGATGCCGGACCACAGGGGCCGCAAGGCATTCCGGGGCCTGCGGGCGGTGCCGGTTATATGGCCACGAGCCTGTCGAGCGTTTCAATCGGCACGGGCTCGCAATCATTCATCACGCAGAGCGGTTTGGCATATACCGCGGGCGCGCGGGTGCGGGTGGCTGCCACCGGCTCAACGACGAATTGGATGGAGGGAACCTGCACGAGCTACACCGGCTCGACGCTGGTGCTGACGGTCGATCTGTTGAATGGCTCGGGCACGTTCTCGAATTGGACGATCAACCTTGCCGGTGTCCGCGGGGTGCAGGGTCCAGATGGGCCGCAGGGGCCGCAGGGACCGCAAGGAACGCAGGGTGTTCAAGGCAGCACGGGTCCACAGGGCTCGGCTGGTCCGCAAGGCGCAGCGGGTGTCCCCGGCCCTCCGGGGCCTGCGGGCGATCCGGGCGGCCCTCCGGGGCCGGTGGGGCCAGCCGGGCCACAGGGCTTGCAGGGAACGGTCGGGCCAGCGGGTCCGGCAGGACCGGCCGGGCCAGCGGGGCCACAAGGCGATCCCGGTGGTGTCGTCAGCGCAACGCCGCCGCTTAATCTCGCGGCTGGCGTGATCTCGATTCCAGACAACACGATAGCGAACGCGAAGCTTGTCAACGTCGCGCAGTATTCATTTCATGCCCGACTTTCTTCAGGCGCGGGACCGATTGAAACAGTTACCCCGGTACAAGCCGACGCCATATTGAACGTCAACAAAGGCGCGTGTCATGTAGTGATGACTTCGGATCAGACCATCAACAACGAGACGTGGACGAAGGTCGCCTTCAACAGCAACATTACAAACGACGGCAGCTATTACAACACGACGACGCAGCGCTGGACGCCGCCGTTTGGCAAAAATTGCATTGCTGCGACGGTGTATTTTTCCGGCGGTCTTCTGCTCGGCACCCCGATCATTCTGGCGATCTACAAGAACGGCACGATTTATAAGACGGCATACGGTGGGGCGATGGCAAGCTACGGCGGTGCGAGCATCGTGCTTCCCGCCGAATTCGCGAGCAGCACCGAATACTACGAAGTCTATGTCAACATCATGACGAGCACGACGGCAACGCTTTCGTCTGCCGCGGCAAGTTCTTATTTCATGGCATCGCGATGACGACTGTCGGGACGGTCTATGAGCAACTTGCGAACGCAAACCCGAAACACGGGCGGCTGACCTATGTCAGCGCAACACAACTCGCGTTCAAGCCGTTCCGCGGAGATATTCTCAAGCTCAACAAGTTGATGCGGACAATCCCCACGGCGGGGATCGCGGGGCTCGCGAACACGGGAGCCTTTGTCAACGGCGTGGCTGCGCAGAGTCTTGCCGCGAGCACGACTTACTTCGTCCATGCGTTTGACAGCGCAGGAGTCCTGACGGCGGACTTTCGCACTGGTGCCAATCACATACCGAGTGCAACGGCGGGCAATGTTGGCATCGAAGTCTATTCCGCTGATGGAACGACGCCAGACGACACTCGCAGCCTGATCGGGATGGTGCGAACCGCCAACACCACTCCGGGACAGTTTGTCGATGCTCTCAACTCGCGGAGCGTCATCAGTTGGTTCAACCGTCGCGACTTGCCGCTGTGCGGCGATTACACGAACCTGCAACTTTCGTGGAACAACTGGGCAGAGGTTTCCTCCGCGGCCAGAATCTACTTCTGCAACTGGGGGGACGAGGGAGTGCACTTGTCCGTCTGCGGTCAAGGCCAGAACAGTGGTTCGACGTATCTGCGCCCGTCACTCGGGATCGACACCTTCGGCGGGATAGGGCCGGGAGTGCCGCTCGATCAACTCTATCTCGACCGCTTCGGCACCAACGCTTATATGTCGTCGGGCAATGTCTTTGCATTCTCCCTCAGTGAGGGTTGGCACACTGCGTCTCCGATAGCGTACTGCAACACTGGTGGAATTGGATACTGCTATCAGTTCGCGTCTGGCATCACGCGGGGCTGACGGAATGTCGAACGCTGGCACGGTCAACGAAGTTCTGACTCGGTCTGTCGGCGAGTGTGGTCGGTTGGATTATGTCAGCGCGACAGCAGTCGCGTTCAAGCCTTACAACGGCGATGCGCTGAAGATCAACGGCGCGATCTACCAAATTCCGGCGTCGGGGATCGTTGGGCTCGCGAACACGGGTGTCTACGTTAACGGCGTTGCGGGACAGAACCTTGCTGCGTCTACGCGCTACTACGTCTACGCCTTCGTGAATGCTGGAGTCGTTACTGGGGATTTCTCAACGACGACTCACGCGACGAGCACGGCGGCGGCGAACTCTGGCGTCGAGATCAAGAGCGGCGACGAGACCCGCTCGCTGATTGGGATGGTCTACACGAACGCAAGTTCACAGTTCTCGAACACGTACAAGTCGAAGCTGGTGATCAGTTAGTTCAACCGCTTGGTCAACTACTCCTACGGGGATCACACGAACAGCTATCAAGCGTCGGTGCTGAGTCCTCTCGCTGTCATGGCCTCGGCCTGTGATTTTGTCACTTGGGGCGAAGAAGCAGTATTCCTCGGCATCCACGGCT